CGTTTTATCCTTGAAAAAGCCATGCTCGCAGGCATAAACGCAATCGACAGTCAGCCACCTTTCCGCCGATTCCTTCGTATCGCAAAGCGCATGAACTGCCAGGTGGTTGCGCTTCTCGACTATTTTGTATGCGATCACAATCCAGCCCTTTCCGCATTAGCCAGTACCCGTGCGAGCGTGAGCAATCCGCTAGGAACGCCTTGGCGCTCCGCATATCGACGGGCGGCATATGCGCCCCAGTTGTGCCAGTTGCGGGCAGCACGGGCTGCGTGAGTGGCGAGTGGGCCAAGTTGGATTAGCGGTTCCATTGATCACCCCAGAATAATTTTGATTAGATAGCCAGCGATTACACCGGATAAAAAGATATAGATATAGACCTCGGTAAAAAATTTCAATTTTTTCTCCTATTCACCCAAAAGCAACACAATTAACGCGGCCAGCCTTCTTTATCCAGCACCGCCCCGGCTCTTCTTTGCTCATAACGATCACATCCGATTCCTGTACTGGCTTGTTCAGCTTTTTTAACTCGCTGGCGATCTTCTTGTTTACGTCTCCGCCGATTGAAGAGAGGGAGTTAATGATGATTGTCATTTGGTCCATTTTTAATTCTCCTTGGTTAGTCCGAAACAACTCGATTAGCCACGCTGTAGTCGTAGCTGTCTATCTCTGGATCATCCTCGCCTTTACGTCCGCTGAAAATCCAGTAAGCCGTGTACTCGTTGCCATCCTTGTCGATTGCTCTGGCCGACATCTCAAAGTCGTAAGCCTCGCCATCGTCGGCGTCGATGTAGTTAATAAAGCTACCAGGCAACAAACGGCTGGTGTAATCGGCATCGGAGTTGAGCGCGTATTCCTGCCCATCGAAAGTTACGGTGCCAAATTTATCGGCTGATGTTTTGTATTTGTCAATGTTCATTGCACCACCTCAAGTCCGTATTCAATGGCCGACCTGCGCTCAATCTGTTTGTATTCTTGGCCGAAGTCCGCAAAAATCGCGCGGAACTCCAAAACAACTGCTGGGTATTTGCCAAACGCTGGGGCCATATCAACTACTGTAGCGACTTGGCCTTCGTATTTTACTTTTTGTCCAATTTTCAGAGCATTCATGATTTTCTCCTGATCTGTTGGCCCGGTGAATTACCTAACCATGAGTGCAGAATAGCAAGGGATTCCCTTGTTGTCAATACTTTTTTACAAATAATTTAGATATATCGGTCAATACTTGAAACATCCCAGCCAAAGTGGTATAAATGTGGATAGCAACGTAGCTTCAAGCCTGCCGACTGCGCATCTTCCTTCGCCTGCGTCCACTTAATGCAGGTCACCAATCCCCCTAGCAGTCGGCAGACTTGAGGATATATACCGAGAGGACCGCGCACCTTGAGCAGTAAAAAACCCATAATCACGCCAGCACAAGACAAGTTAAACAAGTACGGGATAGCGTTAGTCTGCGAGCGCACGGCAAACTGTATCCCGCAGCGAGTAATAGCTAAAGAGATCGGCGTTCAATGGGCGACGCTGATGAGCTGGATAGATGCGGATTCCGACCGTGCTAAGCAATACGCGCGCGCGCGAGAGGCACAAGCTGACAAGCTGGCCGAGGATTTGCTTGCTATTGCAGACGAGTCAGAGGTTGAGGCTATATACGAGGGCGAAGCGGTGAAGCTTGAGTTGAGCGGTGTTGCTGTAGCGCGCAACCGGCTACGCGTAGATGCTCGGAAATGGCTTGCATCAAAAATGGCCCCCAAGAGGTACGGGGAGAAGTTGCAACAGGAAGTCAATGTCACTACAGATAGCCATGATTTAAGTCATTTGTCAGTTTCAGAGCTGGAAGAAATTAAGCGAAAGCTGTATGTCAAGCCTGCCGAGTGAGATTGAGCTTGACAGGGCTATCTCCGCTCAGTCATTCGCGGGATTCTGTCGCGCTGCATGGCATATCCTTGAGCCAGCCACTGATCTTAAATGGGGGTGGGCGCTTGATGCAATCTGCGAACACTTGGAAGCTGTCACAGCGGGTGAGGTTAAGCGGCTACTTATAAACGTACCGCCCGGTTGCATGAAAAGCATTTTGACTGGCGTATTATGGCCTGCATGGGAATGGGGGCCGAAAAATAAGCCCTCCATGCGCTACCTAGGCACAGCGCATAAACAAGACTTGGCAGTGCGTGATAGCACGAAATGTCGCCGCTTAATCCAATCTGAGTGGTATCAGCAGCGCTGGCCGATTGAATTAACCGGCGATCAGAACGCAAAGACCAAGTTTGAGAATTCCTCGACCGGCTTTCGTGAGGCGATGGCTTTCGGCTCTATGACTGGGTCACGCGGTGACCGTGTTTTACTGGATGATTCTTTATCAGTTGATAACGCGAATAGCGAGGCTGACCTAAAGTCGGCTGAGATTACATTTACAGAGGCATTACCCACGCGTGTTAATAACGATGACTCGGCTATTGTGGTTATCATGCAGCGACTGCACGAAAAGGACACGTCTGGCATTATTCTCAAACGCGACCTCGGATATACGCATCTATGCCTCCCGATGCGCTTCGAGGCAGACCGTCGGTGCATCACCAGCATTGGATTTGTTGATCCTCGCACCGTGGATGGCGAATTGTTATTCCCAGAACGGTTTTCTGAAGCAACGGTCAAAGAGCTGGAAAAGACGATGGGCAGCTATGCAGCGGCTGGACAGTTACAGCAGCGCCC